AGTTTTTACCTATATTTTTGAATAATAATAATTATGGTGTTCCGCCATCGATGACACAGTAGTAGAGGGTTGTTGGGCTACCGGCACTGGTGCCACTAATACTACTTAGCCCAGCGATACTATTAGTTGATGACCCAAGATTCACAACTGTACTACCAATAGTTACTCCGCTACTAGCTAGTTTGGAAACTGCGATAGCTGCATTACTAGCAATATCAGAGTTTGTAATACTTGCTGAAAGATTCAATTTGCTATAAGAGATGGCGGCAGCACTATTGATATCAGCATCAACGATAGTATCATTTGCAATCATTGTACTTGTTACTGTACCAGTATCTGTTGTATATACTCCGTTAGTAACAGTACTAGCATTGCCGCTTAATGATCCAATAAAATTACCACTAGTATAAATATTACCACCAGTGAATTCCCATCTATTTGATGATGTATTCCATACAAAAGATTTTGTATCACTACCAGTATAAACTTCCATACCTCCGGTATTAAGACCACTAGCATTGACTCTAATAATATTATCACCAATTTCTACAGTAGTACTGTTAACTGTTGTAGTAGTACCTTGTACTACTAAATTTCCACCAACAGTAATGTTTCCAGTAGTAGTAATAGAATTAATAGAAGTAATATTCTTGTTAGAATCAAGCACCAAAGCCCTTCCTGCACTAGCAGTTCCGGCAGATACTCCAGATAAATATGCTAACTCATTAAGAGATACAATAGCTGAAGCGTCTGAAATATTACTCCAACTATGAGTATGTCCTACCAAAGACACACCAGTTGTGTCGATATACATCTTATCATAAACACTATCATAAGTAAGAAGTATGCCCGTTCTACCAACAACCTCTGTTGTGGCGATATTACCCAGGTCCGTAATTAGAGAGCTAGGAATCCCGGTAATCGCAATGGTATGGCTGCCAGCGTTATTTACTACTCCAATACCACTAGTACCAGTTAAACTCTTTACTCCTATAAGTCCACTTACTACACTATTAAAGTTTGTGATATTAGCTGCTAGATGAGTATGTCCGCTAACACTAACAGGGACATTACCAACCTGTAAAGAGCTAAAATTACCAGTACCATTAGGAATTGTTATAGAACCGGTGAATGTCGGACTGCTGAGAGGAGCGTAAATACCATTTACTAAACCACTAACAGCACTATTAAAGTCTGTAACATCGGTAGACTGGATAGAAGGATCACTTAAACTAACTGTAACAACTTTAGATGTATTATTATAACTAACTGCTACTCCACTAACACCACTAATAGTAGATCCAACAACATCTTTTACAGCATTGGTGTCTAGGCCCTCTGAGGATATTACAAATCCTTTGTCTCCGGTTGGAGTAACAGATATATTGGTTCCAGCAACTAGACTTTTAACTGGTAATAGTCCACTCACACTACTATTAAAATCTGTCACCTGAGAAGAGCCAATACCCGTAACAGCTATTCTTACAGGGATACCGGAGTTTGATGTGAAACTAACCCCAATACCACTAACTCCAGTCAGATCATTAGACGATGGTAATATTGAGGAATATGCTAAACTATTCCATGAGGTTAGACCATCACCTATCTTGTATCTTTTTGTGTCTGTTTCAAAACCCCATTCACCAGCACTAAGAGTTGAATTGGCAACTCTCCATTCGCTTGCTGTGCCTCTACGAACTTGAATTAATGTTTGAACAGACATTTGTCATCTCCTAATAATTATTATGGTGAACCACAATCAATACTATATTGGTCTATAAAGTTACTTAAATAAGAATCTAAACCTAAAATATCACTAGCATATACAACAGTACCAGCATATCCAACAGTAATATCTACACTTTTATCTGAAGAAGTCTCAATAGTCAAATTATTAAAAGTATTAGCTATAGCAGTTTCTATTTCGAGAGTATGCTTAGTATCAAAAATTTCTAATGTAAAATTGCTCATGTGTTATCACATTCCAAAAGATCTGTAGATTGACTAAATCTCTTGCCGATAGTTGCTGTTCCAAAAAGTAAACGACTAATATATTTGCCTCCACCAGTATACAAATCGTCATCGCTTTGTAATTCTAGGTCATACTTAGCCGTATTAAAAGCAAAAGAATTGGTTGTACTAGCTGGTATAAGCAGAGTCAGTTTACCTAGCTCTGGTTCTATCGTAAATTTATATACGGTATAATCTAAATTATCTGTAGTAAAAGCCTGTGTAATATTAGTGTTGGTTTTCCAGGTTAGTCTAGCACACCAATTACTTAAATTAATAATGTTGCCATTCTCATCTTTATAGACTAATGTTAATCTAAAAGACGAACCTTGTTCGATAATAAAATCGTATTTACTAGCTGCCATAATCTGCCCTAAATAGATTTTTATGTAAGATATTCATAGTTTAATACACCTTGGAACTATAACTATGCTGAAAAGCATATGTATAAAAAAAAAGACAGGCCAGCGAATACTGGCCCATCTTCTTTTGATTAATTATTGACGATCACTAAATTATAGTGCGCCAACGAGAACTCTGCGGTTGTCAAGAACAGCAAAGCCTAGTTCGGCCCAGCCGTAGAAACCAGCTCTCTTCTGACGATGTAGTGTATCGTCTTCAAAGATCTGAACTTCTTGACGAACTGGCATAATGAAGCTGTCTCTCTTGCGAAGATCAAGACCAACAACAACTTCGGTCTTACTTCCTGGAAGACTTGCTCCAAGCGTGTTGGAATAGAACAACTGATACTGTTGTCCAACACCTAGTTCATCTAGGTCATGAAGATTGACACCGAATACTCTGTTGAGACTGCCATCGGCAGCTGTGTAGATTTCTCTACGAGTAACTTCGTCAACCTGATCAAGACCCCAGTTACGAATATCTTCCATAGCTTCTGGAGAAACATAAAGATCTGTTAGGAGACCTCTATTGGCACTGGTACTGTTACCACCACCATTTCGACGCATAACAGTCTTCATGAGACTCACTAGTCTCTTTGTGAACTGACTTGAGCTTGCATCACTATCATATACTACGATGTTGCGATCAACACCAGCAGCCAAGATAGTGTGCCAGCCGTCGTCATTCATCTTCTTAACGAAAGAAGCTTCTAGAACTTCCATAGCACGACCAACAACGTCCCAACGAGCATCGCGGGCATACTTTAGGAGATAGTCGATGGATGCACCAACATCATATGTTGGGACCATGACGTAATCGCCTTCAACATGGCGCTCTGGAATATATCCATGGTTGGGGATTGTATAGGCAACAAAGTCTTTTTCTGTGCCAGGAGCTAGAAAATCAAGAGGAAACTCTGGAGTAGCACTTTGAGCTAATTGAATTGGCTCGAAAATACCGTCTAGGATATCTCCACTTAAAACTCCTCTGCGAAGAGGTAGTTCAAGAGCTTTTGCAAATTCAGCATTAGCAGCAAGAGCGACCTCTCTATTTGGCGAACCAGAACGAACAAGAAGATCTGTTAACTCTGGTGTTGGTTGAAATCTTTCGGTTTTGGCTGACATGTGTTTATCTCCCTGTTATTGAAAAATGATTAAAGGTTAACTGATACTTTGACGTAGCCGTCGGTATCTTTGGCGCTAAGGAATTGACCAATCTTAACAGCATTCGTACTACTTGTTCCAATCAAGCCACTAGCACCAACATAAGCATCAGCACCAGCAGAAGGAGTGATAGCAGCAACTAACATATTTGTTGTAACCTGACCAACACGAAGCACGGTGACCTTGCCACCAACTTGTGTCTCGTCTTTGTGCCAGTTGATGTGCTGTCTGGTTAGATCAAGGTTAACAACATCATTCAATAGTAGGCCAACTGGCTTGGCGCCAGAAGCAACCGCAGCATAAGCAACAACAGCATTAGCGTCGTCCATTGAAACGCCAACACCACTGGTGGCTGTTACAACACTGACAACACCACCACGCTCGGCTGTTGTGTTCATGAAAAAGGAAACATCAGTTAAAAGTTCAACACGATCTGGTTTTAGAGCCATTGTAAAATCTCCATTAAAAGTGAGTTATTTGTTATTCTTTTTGCCTAGTTTGCTACATACGAATTCGACCAAAGCAGCTCTTGTTGAATCCACTTGGGATTCTGTTTCGCCGCCGACGCTCAAATTAACAGACTCATCTTCTTCAGCCTGCTCCAAAACCTGGGAATCGGCATTATCAGACGAGGCTTTGGGCTTATCTTTCTTCTCTTTGTCGTCTTCCTTATCCTTCTTGTTTAACCAAGGAGGTAATTTGCCAGCAAAGAGTGATGTCATAGCCTCAAAAGAAACATCATCAAGAGACTCAAATTTATCTACTGTAGCAGAGGCTGCTTCGTTATCAAAGCCAACCTCAACAAGAGAAGCCATACGTTTCATTTTCTTTTCTTTCTTGGCCATCTCTTCTTCTTTCATTTTATAGCCAGCAATGACTTCATTGGCGGCATCAAGCTCAGACTTGACTTTTGTCATTTCTTCGTCTTTAGCTTTCTTTTCTTCGTCCATTTTCTTAGCAGCTTCAGCCAACATTTCTGTTTGAAGCTTCTCGATTTCTTGTGCTAGTAATTGTGCAGCCTGCTCTTTGATCTGAGCAATTTCACTGTCTTTGGCAGCAACAACTTCTGCAAGCTCTGCTTGTAGTTTTTCGTTTGCTGTTTTAAGTTCAGTTACTTGCGCAACGACTTCTGTTGTAGTTTCTGTATTTGCCATTACAACCCCTTCTTTAGCTGCACTCATAGTTAAAATCTCCGAATTAGTATTGGATTGAAAATTTAATACACCTGAATTGACAATTTCTTCATTTTTTTCTTCAAAATTATCAATTATTGTTTCTGGTTCTGGTTCTGATTTAATAATCATATTCTTAGAAAAGATTATACTATCTTGATTAGCTGGTTTGTCAACATAACCCTTACCAGTAAAGGTAATATTTCTTAGAACTCTACCTATTTTATAGTCTTCATGTTCACCAAGACCACCATATGCTCGCAGGTACTTTGTTAGGTATGCTGTTTCATTATTTCTGCTAAGAATTTTGTATTCTCCGCTAGCTTTATTTAAAACACCATAATCAAATCCCTTAAAGAAACATTCCATACTAACGTACTTTGATCCACTTTCGATTTCTGCAATCAGCTTTTCTGATCTTTCTCTGAGTTCTGGAGTAGTAAAGCCCTTATAAATAACAGAACCAGTTAATATATGATATTTTTCTGGTAAATTATCTACCGGAGTATTTTCGTCGATTAGTATGCCATCTTCTGTAATTGGCCAATTAGAAATAATATGACCAATAATAGTTTCTTCATTGTGTTCGAGATTGGTAGGCTTATGTTCTGGAGTATTCCTAGCATTCCATACTTCTAGTTTATCAAATATATCATCATTTTTATTCCATGATGACGATACTAGAATGGACTGAACATAGTATAAGTCTTCATCGCTAAACGACGCTATGCTCTTTAGATATTTAATATCCTTATTAGCTCCGTTGTATGGCAGTGCCACACTAGCATAAGAAATTGAGGCGGATGCTTGAAGAGCCGAAGCTAAACCATCTGCTTTTTCTTGTTCAAATATTTGCATAGTTTTTACCTTAGTTATTTGGCTGACTGGTTATACACCATATCATAGAAAGAAGCCTTAGCTTGTTTGATTTCATCAACTGTTAATTCTCTGTTTATATCTATCGAAATTAATTTTAACCAACTATAATAGTTATTAATTAAATTATGGTCAATAGGTTCACTTATCTGTTTAACTATTTCTGCTTCACTAATATTAGAGTATGGATTAAATTTAAACAATATATTTGTTTTTAAGTCTTCTAATTGTTTATTTTCTATATTGGATAAGCTACGAATATTCTTTTTATTAAAAAACTCTAGTAATATTGGGTTAATAATTTCGCCAATATCTTCTTGTGCTGCTGTAGCCCACAATCTTAATGAAGCACCTGTTCTTGGACTGAATGTTCTGTCTTTTCGTTTTTCACTATCTTTAGATAGTTTGGGTCTTCCTTCTCCAGCTTCTTTAGGAAGCTTGTCTGGTGATGGATTAGTTGATCCCGGCGGCATTTTAGGAGGAGTTAAGGCTTGTTTTAATTCTAGAGCATTTTTTTCTCCAGACTTTTTAGGATCTAGCTCAAGACCAACTTGACTAGGAGCAGCTATACCAAGCTGTAAAGAAATTTTACGCAAAGCGTTTTCAAATTGTGGATCATGCCATGGTCCAGATTTTGGTATCATCCTTTCAGCTGCCCTATCTCTGCTTTCACGATTAAGTCTTGATCTCTCAATGTCTGGATCAAAACCAAATCTTGTTTGCAACAACTCATCGCTAATAACATTTCTGTCAGCTAGTTGTATTAGTAATGCCTTTTCGCTATCTTCGTTACTAAGATCCATTCTATCAAATTCAATTTTAGCAGGATATTTGAAACCCATTGCTTTCTGTACAATTGCAATTTCTTGTTCCCAAAATTGTATTAAAACATCTCTGCCATATTGTAGTCTTTGAGTGAGGGTCTTTAGAGAAATGAAATTGTTTGTTGTTCCAGCAGCACCAAACGTTCCTGTTAGTGTTGGAGGAATTCCCAGGCCAGCATATACCGAATTCAAGTGAGGAATATATTTACCCTCTCCAAGAAAATTGTGAACGTTAGTATTTGATTCGACCAGTTCAATATCTGGCCCCCAAATCAAGTCCATAGTACCACCACCAACGTTATTACCTAAAATACTAGCTAGTTTAGCAGTAGCTGCTCTGGTTGGCGCTATTTTATGTTCTAGACTACCTAGTTTGAATATGCGAATATTGCTAATTGCTCCGTCGAGAGCAGCCATGTCTGCTAGTTTAAGCTTTTCAATAACAGTAATATCATCCATGATAGCATAAATCATAGGATAGGCCCATGATTGCCAATCGTCTTTCTTATAATGAAAAACTAGAGTTTTATTAGGATCAAGAGGATATGGCTTCTTAGCTTTTGCTGCTTCTATAATCTGTTCTGGTAATCCTAAAACAACAGCTTTTTCAGCTTCTGTTTTTGGACTATTAATAATTCTTCGTAATGATGGTGGTAATTGTAATTCGTAAGTCTTGTTGCTAACAAATGAAGATAATGCTCCAGCAGCAACCTCGACACAAGCAGGGTCAATAAATGTGTATTTCCAAGGAATCTCTCTTTTTTCTACAGACACTTCTGGAAGATCTGCCAATTGCATATCGGCAGAACCCAAAGCCCTATAAAGCTTATCTGCAACCTTAACGCTTATTTTTGCTGTTCTACGATCAATAACGATATTACCGCTTTTGTATATATTATTAAGAAATCTTTCGCTACGATCTTTGCCACTAATTTTTTTAAACCACTGCCTATAAAATCTTTCAATTCTTTTATTTCTGTGAACTAATCTGATGCCTTGACTAGCAAAATCACCCATCAAATCTATAACATTTTTAACCAAGCCCACACGTTGATAAACCTCATCTGCTCTGCGCAAGATGGCTTTTATTTGATTAGGAGGAGCTTCTTGTGGACGGAAAGTATAGTAATCTGATTTGGTTAAACCTGGACGACTTCCTGTTTGACCATCTAAATTAGAAAAGTCTAAGCTATATCTTCTGCCACCAGCAGCAACAGCTCTTTCTACTAAGGTAAATTCGTCTAAAGATGAAGCAGATGCTTTTAGAGCTTCCTGCTTACTGGCCAAATCATCACCCCATGTGACATACGCATCCTCTGGGATAATATTAGCGTCTTTAATAATTTCGTTTTTTGTTTTTCTGTTAGCCATATTGTTATTTTATATTGTTGTGGTTTGTAGTATGTACTTGAGTCTTGATCCAGTGTTATCGAGTGGGAGAACATAGCCCAAAAATTCTAAGTAATTTCTAATTTTATCTTCGTATAGGTCTTGTTTTTCATAACTGTCAACAGAAAACACATGATAATAAATTGGTTTGCTCTCAGACGCATTATAGTATCTATTAAATCTATTAATCAGATTTTGTGTTTGACCAATTTTTAATAAATTACATTTTTCGTCAGAAAGTAAGTATAAATAATTTCCACCAATATAGTTTTTAAGTTTTTGTCTTTCAGGAGTAGAAATACAATAGGATAAATCAGAAAATTTATTAGATATTTGATCAATCAGCATATTATTAAATTTTACGTCTGTAAAACCTAACCATTCTTTTTTATCAACGCAATCAATAAATGAGGTACTAATAAAAACATTAGAAGAGGACCATCTATCAAAAATATCATTTTTTACAGCGATATTATTTTTACATTTTTGACAATAATTTGTGCGATTATTACTTGCGTTAATATTAAATTGACGACATAATCTACAATAATTTTTGTCTTTTACTATTTTCATAAAATCTAATCGTATTACGATGCAAACGGTAATTGTATTATAGTTCTTTATACACTTTTATCTATAAATTCCCGTATAAATATCATCATTGGCGCCAGATACAAACCAATCTGGACCCTTATATAACTTTCCATCACTTTTTACGGAATTACGAGCATCTGCACCAATCACATCATAGTCTACTGGCTTAAGGGCTCTATTAATTTGACGAGCTAACATATTGGCAATTAATAAGGCACTATATCTATCTTTTCTTAATCGGCCCTTTTTTCCATGAGATAGTTTAGTTTCAGGAGTATCCCATCTGTCTCTGGCGTTGGCGTTATTACTTGTTTGTGTCATAACAATAGTTGTTAATTCATTTTTAAGCTCTTCTATCTCTAAAATACATTCACTTAAACTATCATATAAGGCGGCACTTAGGTCGGTGCTGATAATATTTTTATTTTCTTGTTCTAATGCCAAACCAAGGGTTAAGTTGTCAAATTCTGGAAATAGTAATACTTTATCCTCAAAGTCTTTTCTCATACCATGATTAGCCTGACTAGTCCATTCTGCTTTGGCAAATTGAACCAGCTCTAAAATATGCAATCCAGTTTGATCATCAGTATCTTTAGATTTGTTATCATCTATCACCGGCCATATTAGATGCTCTCCGCCATCTATTTTTAAAGGATCATGTAGTCCTTCTTCAATAGCGACACCACCACCCTGAGCATCCATACCGATTCGTATAGGAGTAAAGGTCTTCATTAAATTACGAATTTTTCTACAACAGAATCCATAAAAATCATGTTCAGTAACCAAGCCTATTTTTTGTCTTTCCTTAAAATTAGCACGATTTGTTGTCCAGCAATAGACTATACGCGAATGTGTGGGATTAACCTCTAGTATTACTATACTGAAATTGTCTTGTTCGGATGCTGGGTCAATACCATAGATATATTGCTTATTAGGATCACCGTTAATTGCTGCTGAAAATTTAATTGGCTTACTGTCTATTATGATATTGTTATTAGATACGACACAATTTTCTATCAAGCTCCTTCTAAAGAATCCTTCACTATCACTAACAAAGCAGGCAGCATATTCCATATTATAAATACCGCTATGAATAGTAGCCTTAGCTCTTGAAACCTGTTTATCATCCATAAATCCTTTGGGTATTAGCTCATATGGCATTCTAATGATACTATAGTCTTTCCAATTAAAATTACTAGGAACTTCTCCTTTAAAAATTTCTTCTAGTTTTTTAGCATCCCCCTTACTCTCTATAATCGCTTTATATCTTTTCCAATATGATGCAAAGTGCTTGAATGCGTAATCTGCTGTTCCTGATATAATGGCCTGATTGCCCATCTTAACATTGAGTGCTTCTAGCTCAGTATTCCATAATCCAGCCTCAACCATCGCTGCTTTTTTGGCTTCTTCTTTTACGTTCTGTATTGGACTAGCCGATACTGCTGCGAATCCAGAGACTACGGTTTCATAAATATCTGGAGATATAGAGGCAAATTCGTCTGCAATAATAATATGTGCTCTTAGTCCTCTGATTTTACTTCCGTCACCCATGGGAATGGCTACTGTCCAACTATCTCCTAATCTCATTGTGCATCTATCAACATCTCGACGAGGACCATCATCCCCACCGCCAAAAATACTTCTTAATATGGGACTACTACGCCATATAGTTTCCATGTATTCAAAAATGATTTTACTTTGACGAAAAGCAGCACCAACTACTACTATTTTTGTTCCTGGATAAAATGTCATTCTGACAACACAGTATAGGGCTAGCAAGAAACTTTTACCCCACCCACGACTAGCAATATACATAGGAAATGGTCTAATCCATAGTTCTTGAAGAATAGTCATCTGTATTGGATGTAATTCTATACCGAACAACAGTTTACATGTGCCTCCAATATACTTTGGGTTTCTTAGTAGTTTCATTAAATGCAAATCTGGATTTTCTATATCCAGTTCGTTTCTATGAATCATAGGATTACTATCAATCGACAGAGTCGATAGGTCTCCTAATCCGAGCCATGCATTGTCGAAAGCTACGTTTTTAGACATTATTCTGTTTAACCACTTCTAAATAGTGAATCTTTTTAAGAATCATTTCTGCAAGCTTAGCAGCGTTTGTAGCATTACCACAAAAGAACACTTTGATATTATGAGACATCTCTAGCTCTAATATATTTTTAATTAAGAAAGCTGGACTAATTTTAATCTTATCCCACATCTTTTTGGGAACAGTAGATCCTATAGGATAAACTAGAAGGTCTTCTAGATCGAATTCTAGTAATAAAAATGCGTACTTGATATTGCTCATTCTCATTATTACATCTTTGAACCTGCTTTCTACAACATTGTTAGCAAATTCACTAGCACTCTTTTTTCTTTCAACACAAATTAAGTGCTCTAATCCTTCTATGCTATAATCTCCAGTATCTAGTTTTTTATTTGCTGTAGTATAAGACTCAAAAACCCAGGGTTGTTGTTCTCTTGTGTCTACAATAATAGTAAAGTTATTATAATGAGTCATTTTTTTTATCCGCTAATATTTTTAAGAATACTGCTTCATATATATGTTCTAATCCTTGGATTAGTTTGTGATGATAATAACATAAAGTAATTCCATTATTAACATCAAATCTCAAACCAGGAAAATTAGCCCAAGTTTTAATATGATGAGCATTTAGCCTTTTACGCATAGTACATCCTAGCCATTGGCACTGATGTTTGTCTCTTTTATATACCTTGGTTCTCCACTTTTTATATTCTGGATCATCAAAATTACGCTTAAACATATGAGTTGGTTCTATATTTAGAAATATCACTATCTACCATATCTTTGACCAGATCATCAAACGACACATTAGGAGACCACCCAAGCTTATTTCTTGCCTTAGTACTATCACCTTTAAGATAATTAACCTCACAGGGTCTATAGAACTCTGGATCAATAAATATGTAATCGGACCAATTTAAATTAACATAAGAAAATGCTTTTTCACAAAATTCTCTCACAGTATATGTATCTCCAGTACTTAATACAAAATCGTCTGCTTCATCTTGTTGTAGCATTAAAAACATGCCCTTGACATAGTCTCTAGCATGTCCCCAATCTCTACTAGCCTCTAAGTTGCCCAACCCAAGTTTTGATGCAGGTGATATTGATCCGGAAACAAGTTGACCGATAAAATTAGTTATCTTACGAGTAACAAAATTTACACCTCGTCGTGGACTTTCGTGATTAAATAAAATTCCAGAACAAGTATATAGACCATAAGCCTCTCTGTATATTTGTATCATTCTATGACTTGCCATCTTGGCAACAGCGTAGGGGCTTTGTGGTAAAAACTTAGTATCTTCATTCTGATATTTATTATTACCCACTCCTACAGAATAATTAGATCCAAACATTTCACTTGTGCTAGCCTGATAAAATTTTGTACTATTAGAAAACTTCCTGATGCTCTCTAATAAATTAATAACTCCTATAGTGTCAATTTCAAATGTTGTGGTGGGCTGATTAAAACTTGTCCCAACATGGCTTTGTGCAGCTAAATTGTAAAATTCATCTGGCTTATACTTATTGATAACTGAAATACATGAGCTGGGATCGGTTAGATCAAATTCTTCTAGGTGCAGATTTGGATTAGAAATGTGTGATATTCTTTCAAGATTAGAAGAACTAGATCGTCGATATAGTCCTATAACAGCATAGTCTAAATCTAATAATAGTTCTGCAAGATATGAACCGTCTTGTCCTGTTATTCCGCTTATCAGTGCTGTTTTATTCATTGTCCACACTTTCTGGGGTTAGTAGGGGTTTATCGACAACTCCGTCTTGATAGTTATGATATCCTTGTAGCTTATACTTAACTTTTTCTGTAGCCATGCTCAGAATTTCCATTTCCTTACCTTCTCGTTCTCTCACTTCTTCATCTTCTAACATTCTAATTAAACCGACCCAGCTACTTTTCCCGTCTTCAATTCTTTTAATTCTCTGCTCTCGGGTCGCCTTTAGATCTTTACTAATTTTCTGTTGTTCATTTAATAGCTTTGTATACTCATTGGTATAATTGGCAATGCTATTGCGAGCAAAGCTCAGTTGGGTTTCCAGATTTGCAAGTTTCGGAATGTCTCTTTCTGTTTCTGTCTTTTCATATTCTTTGTCTACTTGTTTCTGAAGTTTTTCTGTTTCAGCGATGTGTCTCTTACGCTCCTTCATGCTTCTGTTAATCAGAATATCTATGGTGATGAATTGTTTAATTTGTAGTTCTTCTGCTGGTAAAACGTCTTCTCTAAACTGTTTTATTAAACCTACCCACGTATCTTCAAAGTATTCAAGCTCTCCAGTGTCAACATCAAACTGTCTCTGTATTTCTCTCCAAAAAGTTTTCGTGTGAAGCTTGTGTTTTAATATTTCTGCATCATTATCTGACTCAACAATAGATAGTTGATTCTCAGAAACATATCTTTGTACGGGAGAGACAGTACGATTGAGGTTATCAGCTATCTGCTGTAAGCTTAATGTTTTGTAGTTCTCTCTGATATATTTTTCTTCGTCGAGGCTTAATTGTCCTCGTTTTCTTGGAATGTTGTTGGCTTCCAATTGTTTGTCTCCATTAAAGTAAAAATATGTTGTTGTAATTTTTTAAGTTCTAACTTAGAAATTTTGGCCCCATGTTTAAGTTTCAGATAGCTTTCACGAAACTCGCTTTGAACATGCATATCTAAAAATTTGATTAATTCTTGATTCTGTACGTTAAGATCAAAATCTGTTGGCTGTACAGACTGATGTAATGAGGTTTCTATATAGGATGGTTGTATAATATTTTTCTTAACTTCGTTACGTTTTGCCCAGGCGGCATATAAATCACAATCATGCTTATTGTTATACTTTTCACATTGACTCAATGATACTTTGCATGTTTTGTCAAAGAAAGGACAAGAATGACAGGGTTTGTCTGGTCGCTGATAGTTATTTCTCTTATAGTTAAATAGTCTATTGCGAACATGGGTCCATAGAAAATTCTCTAATGGTCTTTTATTATCATAGTTTTCCAAGCCTTCAAGAGCGAAGATTGCGGCTTGTTGTTTCATGTCCTCTACACTATGATATGCAAATCTAAACTTATTAGCTAATCTTTTGCTAATATTTTCTAATGCTTGTAAAAACTCTTCTGTTTTAACACCATTAGGCAAATCACTCTGAGGTTTTGTCTTGATTGGTTTCTGTTGTTTTTTCATCTAGTAGTTGCGCTATAGTTTTTGCGGGCAAAGACTCTAGATCTGAGGATACGTCCTCTATGGTGCCTGATGCCCTGACGTGCAATACAGAGTCGATAATATTATTCGTTTTGATATTTATTTTGTTCATTTTTTGTTGCCTCAAACTTGCCAACTCTTACTATAATATGTTCGTTGGACAAATTGTCAATTTATTAAACAAGATTTTTAAGGAGTTATTATGGCCAACTATAAAAAGTGGACATCTGCTGAACTGGACTACATTCAAAATAACCACACTAGTTTGTGTGACGAATTTCTGGCCGGATCTCTTAGTAAGATGACCGGAGAGAATATTACTACTGCTATGGTGCGAAGACAGCGAAGAAAGCTTGCTCTAAAGAAGAGTAGAGGTCGTCCTCGTAAAATTGCTAAGGTAGCTGATGGTGCTGTTCCGTCAGTTAATTGATCTATTTAAAAATAGTTAACAACCAGATAGAAGCTACCGGTTATTTAGGCTGGTAGCTTTTATTTTTGGAATATAAATTGTTTAAGTTGTATCGTAATACTATAATTCTTATTTTATCATGTAAAGGAAGCATCTTATGATGATTAAAAGCGCCCTGGTTCTTTTGGCTCTAGTGTTCTGTTCAGTTTCTTATGGTCAAGATGTAATATATCAAACTGTTCCCGTTCAATCCACCGTATACTATCAAGCTCCAAATGTTTCTTTTGTTCCAGTATTGGTGCAGAAAGAGGTGTTGGTCAATACTTGGGAATTTCGGCCAATAGTCATACCTAATTTTACGATTTATCAATACCAGCATATTGCTCCTGTATATTATCATAGACCTTGTTGGTTTCGTAATAGCGGACCATATTATATTACTAGTCCAGTTGTAAGTCCTTATAGGTATTAA